TCAGCAAGCGCGCAGCTCGGACATTACTTCGCCCTGCCTGAACTGTAGTAATTGATCTGGAATCGCGTCTAGCCTCACAAGCAGCGTATCCAGCGTGAGTTGGCCAACGATAGTGCCCGTCATTTCCCGAAACGCGGAGAAATCCGAACATACTTGGATGCGGCGATTCACGGCCTAGCCGTAGGCGCGAATTTTTTCGAGCCGGCCGAGTCCCCCGCCCGCACCCGAATCGATCGGGTACGCGCGTCCCCCACGCTTGCGCGGCATCGGCATCGCAGATGCTGGCGGTCCCATCGGCGCGGGCGCGCCCGCGGGTGGCATCGGCGGCGGCATGCCTTGTCGCAGTCCCATCGGACCCGCGCCGGGCGGCGGGGCCATGCCCGGCGGCGGCATCATCGGTCGGTTTTGACCAGGAGCGATGATGATGTTCACGTTCATGCCCTTTTTCGTCCGACCACCTGCCTTGCGGGCCATGCGTCCGCCTTTGGGTCGCGTGCCGCCGTCGATCACGCCGCCGGCGGATTTCGAGACCATGCCGCCGCCGCACTTGCCGCCCGCTTTGCGTGCTACTGGCGTGAACGCCTGCGGCAATGCCATCGCCGTCATGTTGCCGCCCGTCGCCTTGTGGGCGCGCCCGCCTTTCTTCATGCCGCCGATGTGTTTGGACCCGTCGCGTTCCTCATTCGCGGCCTTCACGTCGCGATTGATCAGCGAGTTCGCGGTCAGGGCGCCACCGCTTGCGCGCGGCTTGCGGCCGGCATGCGTCGCGGCAGGTTCGCCGTGCACTTTGCCGCCCCGTTTGAACTGGCGGCGAGAGACGGGACGAGGACCTGTCTGCACATCGCCCTTTTCGTCCGTCTGTTCGCGCCAGCCCGAGGCGTCGACAGTGCCCGACTCGGCGCGCGTCAGTCGCTCGACTTTGGATTTTGCGCGGGTTCGAGACTGTTCGGCGAGGGCGCTCATGCGATTCCTTGGAAAGTGGTGAAATTACGCTGAATATTCGGCGGATACAATGTAATGGTGCGCGATTGATATATGCACATAGATGTCATGACACCTTCAGCATGCCCTGATCGATCGCGTATTTCTTGGCCTGGTCGCTCACGCCATCAACCCAGTTCGCGACCATCTGAGGCTGTCCATCCTCCACCAAAATGCAAAGTGGGCACTTAAGCTGCAGCAGTTCGCCGGCCCTCCCTTGATTCGTCAGAGACTCCGCCATTGTGGCGTTGATTCGAGACCAACTACCTAGCAGCGGATCGAACTTTTCTTCTCCGCCGTCAATCTGAGCCGCTATTGCCGCAGCGGCATCGTGCCCATCCTTCGCCCCGAACTGGTCTAGGCCGCGATCTTTCAGCGCTTGCCGCAATTGATTCCAATGGTCTTTACACCAGTTCACTTGATGCCCTTGTCGACTTGCTTGATGATCTTCGTCGCCTTCTTTCCCACGCCCTCGACCCCGACTTGCTTGCCGCTCTCGCCCGCGGTGGGCGCCGAGATGACAGATTTCGCTAGATCAATCGCGGTTTCCTTTTCCTTCGCCTCGCGATCTTTGTCCCGATTCTGATTCTCAGTCGCGGCTTCCTGCGCCTTGATGCCGACTTCGCGCGCGCGGGTATGCGCGTCCATGATTTTGGCTTGCGCGAGGGCCTGATCGACGGGCGTGTCGACCTGCTGCGCGGGCCCGGCTGCGGGAGCGTCCTGCTTCGGCGCAAAATGGCCCGTATCGATCTTGGCCTGCACCTCGGCGCCCTTGGCCTTGGCTTCGGCGGCGCGGGCGTTCGCTTCCGTGACCTTGGCGTCCGCCGCAGCCTTCTCATTTTTCATCTGCTCTTGCATTTGCTGTAGCTGCGGCGGCGGGGCGGCGCGGGCAGCCGGCGGAACAAAAAACTGCTCCGGGTTCGACCAGCCTAGACCGATCATCGCCGCCGTGTGCATGGCGATGGGGTCATAGAGATTCGGCGCTTTGTCAGCCAACTGAAACAACCCCATGATTTTCATCATGCGCTGGCCCATCGAGGCGGTATTGGGATCGGCCTGCGGGACGAGCTCGCAATTGTTCGCCGCGTCCATGAATTTCGCCGTGTCCCAGACCGTTTTCGAGCGCTTCGCTCGGCAACGTTTCTCGACGAAGCTTTCCGGGTGCTCCTTGAACACATCGACGATGAGTTGAAATTCCTCGGACTGCGAGCCGTGCAGTCGCTTGTGCACGGAATTCATGATCTTCACGGCCTGGTCGATCAGCGCGAGCGTGGTGCCGACGGGCGCCTCGGCGCGGCCTTCACCGACCTGCAGTTCTGAGGTGCCGCCGACACGCTGGCCGGTCGTCACCATGTTATCGACGAGCGCCATCATGGGCGCCATGTGCGCAGTCTCATAGGGTAGCGGCATGGCGAATTGCCCGATGGGCGCGCCGCCGGTGTCGATCTGCGCGCTGCCGCCCGGAGGGATCCGGAATATATTGGTGTTCTGGCGGGCGCCGGCTTTCGCCGTGAGAAACCCAGGGAAATTCGCGTACATGCCGTTGTCCAGCATCTCGCGCCAGGCGGCGGTCACCGCGTTCGTCGTGTTGCCCAAGATATGCAAGAGGCCGATATCGTAGAAGCCGAAGCCCGGCACGAAGGTGTATTTGACATACTGCTTAAGCGCGGTCGGCAGTTCCTGGTCATCTTCCTTATAGTGCCGCGTCACGGCGAGCGCCTTGCGCGAGGATTTGTCGATCGTCACCTTATATGGAATCTCAAGCCCCGATTCCTTGCCGTCGTGCTTATGTTCGAATCCCTTGATGTCGAGCTCGCAGCAGATTTCGTAGATTTCGCGATCGCGATCCAAGGGGCTGAAATTATCCTGCGTGAGCCCCTGCTGGGCCTTTTCCTCGGCCTGCACCGCGTCGGGGGCGGAGGGGATCGCGTCGGAAAGATCGGTGTCGCGATAGACGCCTAGTATCTGTAGGCGCTTAACGGTGGACGGCCGCAGGTACGTGCGATGCGTGATGCGGCGCGCGTTGGCCAAGTTCACGGCCGATTGATTGACGATGATGTCGTCCGCGTCGACGGATTCCGAGACTGGGCGATTGCGCAGCGGGCAGAAATAGACCTTTTTGAACGTCGTGCCGCCGAAGCCGAGCATGAGCAACATGCGATCGGTATCCGGGTAGTACTCGGTCGCGACCGCCGTCAGGTAGTGATTCATGTCGCGTTCGTAGTCGTTCGCGGTCTGATCCTCTTTCACCGTCGCGTCGTTGTCGTCGTTGCGAATCTTGACGGGCCCGTCGGTCGGCAGGAGTTCCGAGCGTGCGTTCGCTTGGAACCGCAGCACCGCCTCAAGTAACAACGGATGACGGACCTTTGACATGCCCTCAACGGGTGCGCCGTCGGAGGCGCCTTGCACATTCGGCAGTTCAATTTTGAGGCCGAGGAGCTTGATGCCTAGGGCGCGATCCTCAATCCATTCCTTGCGGGATTCCAGGTCCAGATCGACGCCACGGAGCAAATCATCGACGATGCCGTTGAGTTCGCTCTCGTCGATTTTGTCGATGAGATTGTCGAACCACGCTAGAGGCTTGTCGTCGTTCGCGGCGACGCTGCCCAACGGCCGGCCATCGAGCGACACGGTGACCGCGCCATCGCCGTGCGTGATCTTGAGGATATTGCCTTTTTCGTCGATGTCAGGAATGTCGCCATCGGGCGCGGCCATCTCGACGATGACTTGGGCAGGGTCGGGGAGCGCCGGGTCGGGCGGCGGCGGGATGCGGAGGTTCGCGGGACCTAGGCCGGGGACTGCGCTCATCGGGCTAACTCTTCAGGCGTTAGAATCCGCACGCCATTACTCGGAAGTTTGAGCCGTTTTTTGACGATGGCATACTGTGCTGCGATTTCCTCTGCGGTGGGATTCACTAGGATACCAGCCTTCGGCAGCTTGCCGTCGGCATCCATCCAATAGACGACATTCACGTCGGAGCACGCGGTGCCGTGGTAATAGCCGGTGCAGCCGCAGCCGCTCATGCTTGGAGGTCCGCGAGTAGATCAGCGGCCAGCGCGATTGCCTGACGATCATGCTCGAATGAGCATTCGTACTTGATGAGCAATTTTCCGTTTTCATCGCGCGTGTACCACGCGACGAGACACGCTTGTGTCGGCGGGAATTTCTGCATCAATTGCGAGGAATCGTACAGAATATCTTCGGGTGTCCAGCATTTACCGTTATCTTCTTTGACAGCGCGCGCCAGTCGCAAGTCAAATCCTTTTGGCTTCGGGACGAGTTTCAACATGGATGGTAGCGAGTTGCAGAGTTGCACTGCCTTTCGGCGTTATGGGCGCCGCGTGACGCTGGTTCACTTACTCGCTTCATTGCAGTATCGCGAGCGGCCGCGACATCTCCTTGACAAATTTCTCGATCCCTGTCATGGCCGCGACGTTATCCGATTTCGCGGCAATTTCATAGACCCGCGTCACAGAATGCGGCGGCAAGCCGGTCACGGTCACTTTCCACAGGTAGGGACGGAAGAATCGACTGATGAGTTCAACCGTCGCATCACAGAGGACGTGCGCTTCATTGCCGCGCAGAATTCGCCGACCGTTGATGCCGTCCATGGACGGCCATCCTACCTCAAACGGGGTAGAGCGGCTGGTTTTGTCCGCGTGGATAGACTTTCATGGCTTCGAGTTCGGCCAAGCGCTCGGGTGCGCGGGCGATGAGACCATTGTCGCGCAGGTGCCTAAGGCCCATCGAGGTCAAGTCAACAAACTCATCATGCTTGCCCTTCGGAAACTGGCCGACCTGGGTAATCACTTTATCAGACCACGCGCGATCGGGCGCGTAGATCAATCCTTCGGCGAAAAGATGCTGCACGGAATAGAGTCGCGCCGTCTTGTCCTGACTCTTTGGATCGAAGAGCTGCACGCCAAACTTTTCATTCGAGTATAGTCGCCGGATTTCTTGCGCGACGCTGATTCCGGAGCTTTTGTTCTCAATCAGCAGCAAATCGACTTTGAATGTGACGCATGTTTTCGCGACCTTTTGCACCAGTTTATGCAACTCTAATCGCTCGTCCCAGGCATTGACGCACATCACATGCGGCGCGCCCTCTTCATAGGTGCGGTCCATGTAAATCGGCCGGCCGTTCGCATCGAGCATGCGATTGGCTTGCGCTTTCGTGTCGCCCGAAAAGATGCCCCAGATGATCATGCCCGAAGGATCGTTCATCGTGTCTTCGGTGTACGCGGTATCGAGACACGCCAAGACGAAATCCATCGGCGGATAGGTGTCGCGCTCCCAGAGTTTCCACCATTCACGCAGGATGATGCCGCCGCCCGCAGGTTCAGGTCGCTGTTGAAGCTGTCCAGCTGCGCGAAACGGTCCTAGCCGCTTTTCTAGTCGTTTGACAGAGGCTTCGCTAAATCGCGCCGGCCACATGAGTTCTCCGGGAGTCGTGCGTGGATCCTTCCAATCAATTATTGTCACAAATGAGCGTTCCGGCTCGTAACGCATCGGGATCATCAGATGCACCCAGTCATCGGCCTCTGTTTCTAAGATATGACCCGTGAGATCGTTCTCGAAGGTTCTCTGCTGAACGATCACATGTGCGCCCGTTTCTTGATTATTCAGTCGCGTGGGCATCGTGCCGTCCCACCAATCAATGGTAGTTTGAATTGTGGCTTCGGAGTCGACATCGTCGACGGAATTTGGGTCATCCGTGATTATGCACATCCCGCCTTCACCAGTATTTGTGCCCTCAATCGAGGTGATCAGTTGTTCTCCGCCCTTATTATTTGTGAACCGTGATTTAGTGTTCTGATCGGAGGTGAGGGCAAATCGATTACCCCATCGTGCCTGATACCACGGAGATTCGATCAATCGCCGGCACTTCACCGAATCGCGCAGCGATAACTGATGAGTATAAGACGCACGTAGAAACGGGACACCAGGCCCGCTGATCGGACCGATGCGCGTTTGTGCCCATACCCACGCAGGGAACGCGACCGACACGAGATTCGATTTCGAGCAGCGCGGCGAAATATTGATGATGAGCCGTTTGATTTGTCCATCGCACACGGCCTGCAGGTGCTCGGCGATCGCGTCCATGGCCCATCCATCGATCCACGGCGCGGGATCGATGAACTGCCATCCGGCTTTGAAGAATTCGTAGAGCGACTCTTCCTGATCCGCGCGATCGAGGTCCAACAGTTGGAGTCGAGCATCTAGCGTGTCGATGGCGGGGAGCACGGCCCGTAATATAGACTACGAACCCCACTTCGCGAAATATCGCTCACGGGCCGCTTGCCATTCAGGACTGCCATACCGCCCGCGACTCGCATGGACCATGGAAATCCCCCACGTGCCCATGCGCAGTCCGCGCTGTTCGCACTGGCGGCATAAGTCCAAGTCGTAGAAGTGAAAATCTAACGCTTCATCGAATCGAATATTATTGTCGATCAACGTGTCGCTGTGGCAAGCGAGCATGACACCATCGAGCAACTTTACTTCCCGCTGCGACGGGCCGAAGACATTCGGATACCGCCCGTGCTCGTCTTGGTGGCCGATGGTGCCGCTCAAATAGGGAATATCTCTCACGAATTGATCATCGGTGAACGCCCATCCTGGCTGGCGCGGCAGGCGCCGAATATTCCCGGCAAGACCGATCAGATCAAATGAGCGCAGACCGGCGGCGATATGCTCGATCCAAAAATAATCGATGATCTCAACATCGTCATGGATGAAAATTAGAATGGCGGGATCGGTCGCGGCCTCTCGTAAGGCGACGTTATAGACCGTGGACAGGCCAGCGGAGTTCGAGGCGAACACGCGCGTATCGAAGTCAACCCCGCGACTGAGAGCGAGTGACCGGCCGAGAGCGGTGTTCGTCGCAAAGCAGTCACGGGGTTCGCGCGTGGCGGTGACGATGCGGATTGTCACTTGCCGAAAAAGAACATCCAATCATCATGGTCGAGTTTCACTCGCGCCTCTGGATTACCTTCAAACACCTGCTGCCAGGCATCATATTGCTTGCGCAGTTCCGCGTGACCCTGAATCTTTGCGAAACATTCGTCTAGATCGCGCTGCATAGTAGCATCGATTGTGATTTGCGGTCCCGCCATGTGCTGAGTCGAATACTTAAGTGCGTTGACATTGTTGTTGGCCAAATTGAGACTCGCAGCGATGCTTTCGTGGACATTCAATCCAGAATCTTTGATTTTCGCGATGACCTCTTCCTTTTTTTGCTCCCATACCTTGGCGCGTGATGCGCGAAATTGTTTCTGCGCTTCGGCAGCAATTGCCAAGTTTTTGGCTGTATATTCAAATTCCCATTTAGATCTAAGCATTATCGTCTCCTTTTGATTTTCACCACTTCCACTTCTCCATGTACATCTCATATCCCGCTTGCCACTCAGGAGTCGCGTAACTGCCGTTATCGTTATGCACGACGGAGATACCCCAAGTCCCTAGCCGCAGATTCGCCACTTCCATCTGCCGACACAAATCCATATCGTAGAAATGAAACTCAAAGCGCTCGTCGAAGAATATGCAGTGGCGAAGTAGCGTCTCACTATGGACCGCGAGGAACAGCCCATCGAGAAACTTCACCTCGACGTGCGACGGTCCGAAATAATTGATGCGCAGACCATACTCCGACTGATGCGCCACCGTGCCGCTATGGTACTCGCGATCGACGCGCGTCAAATCTTCGCCGATTGAGCCCCAGGACGATTGTCGCGCCGTGCGGCGCCTGTTCCCGGCGAGGCCGATCATGTCGAACGCTTGTAATCCTTCCACCACGTGATGCGGCCAGAAGAAATCGCGCATCTCGATGTCATCGTGCATGAAGACTAATATGGCGGGATCGTCGGCCGCTTCGCGGATCGCGATGTTAAATAGTCGCGGTAGCCCGATGATCTCTGCGCCCAGGGCACGCTTCGCGCGCATGCCGAAGAGGCGCCGATCGACTTGATGGTGATCGGTGAGTAGCTTCGGACACAGCGCCAGCGAGCGACCGAGCGGCGTGTGCGTGTCGTAGTTCTCTTCGAGTTCGCGGGTGGGGAGGATGAGGCGGATTTTCGTTGCGGCGGTCATCGAATGATCACCTCAAGCCAATCAGGGATACGTCGATGGCCCGACAACCAGCGCTGTACGGTGCGGACATTGACTTTAAGATAGCGGGCCGCATCGGCCGGCCCGTATCCCTTCTCGCGAAGCCAGGACTTAAATTCAGTCCGTGACGGCATTCTCGGATTCTTGGATATACGTCAAGATGGCTTCGGAGAAGCCATCGAGGCGCGTCCATGGGCCATAGCCGATACCATTCTTATAACTTGCCACGTTGATCATGTAACCGCGCCCCGTGGGCGCTCCAACCACATCTGTACTCTGTTCATCGGTGACGACAATCAAACGATCATACTTCACGTTCTGATTGATCCACGCAACGGCTGCACCCAAGTTCGTCCCGCCATGCGGCATGGAACCTTGGATCGCATCCGTGAGCGCCATTCCGCGGCGTGCCGGAATCTCCGTCAATTGGTTCGAGAAGGCGAATACCCGGCACTCTTGGCACAATTCGCGAGCCATGATGGCGAGGCCGCATGCAGCGTCCATACGCTTCAAATCGGATTTGGCGGATAACTTTTCATCCATCGACCCCGATACGTCCACCAGGACCGCCGTAATCCCCATCAGTTTCGGCATCTCCTGGACGGCCACTTGCATCGCGGCATCCAATTGCGGCTCGAAACGTGGAGCCGCGCGAGCCGCTGCGATGAATCGAAACGGTAACGCCTTGGAGTCGTGAGCGCCCGCAGAGAGCGCGCCACGAATCAGCGTCTCATCGCACCCCACTTCGAGCATCTTGCGCAAATTGCGTAGCAGCGCCAGATAACCCAACTTATTCTCGCGGATCAGCCGCTCGAAGGTTTCCTTTTTGTCCGCGCCTGCCGACAGTGCAACTTCCCAGGTATCCGGAGTCTCTAACGTCCCATCGATGAGCTTTTTCCAGATCGCGGCTTGCGCTTCATCCTTCGGTTTCGCATGACACAGGAATAGCACATCGCGGAGCTTCACTGCTTTGTCGTCGCCGCGATACTTGCCGAGCGCATACGCATTGAATTTCTGGAATGCATGCGCAAGTCCTACCTTGACCTGTTTGGAGAGCGGCTGTTTTTTATCTTTCCAGTAGATCGAAACGAACTCGGACAATTCATCCGCGCGCTGAATTACTTCCGAGAGCGTGCGGCCGACAATATTACCTTTCCCGCGCGCCATCTCGCGCACGAGCAGGAGAGGCGCATGTCGAAGTTTAAACTTTGTGCGCGCGTCGATGGCGAGCTGCGCGACTTTGTCGGCAGGCACGACTTTGACGAGTTTGGCGATGCGCTCTGCAATCGATTCACCGGATTCATAGAATTGATCCTCCCACAGCAAGCACGCAAGCACCGCACGTCGCAGTTCAGTGTAGGCGTTGGAGGGAATGGCCGGAGCGCCTTCGTGCGTGAAGGCCGAAGATTTCGACTTCAAGTTAGTTTTCATTATCATCTCCAAATGAGGGAACAAACGCTAACGGGTTTTACTTACCCAAGAAGTATCCGTCAGCAACGCCACTCAAACTCAATGCGGGAACAAACGACTTCAGTAACGTTAGCGCTCTAACCGCTGAGCTACAGACCTTTCGATCTGGATGGAATCGAACCACCGACCTCTCACTTACAAGGTGAAGTAACCGAAATCTACGCCACGCAAATCAACGAGGGGAATAAACGCATACGGTGTGTTTCTAAACGCAGAAGTAACCGTACACTTCGCCACCTCTTGGGAATCCTTATACGACCATTGGTCGCGCGTGTCAACTAGAAGCTAACGTACCACCGATCCGACCCATGATCCTGCTGAATACGCGAGGGCACATAGAGATCGCGCACGGCGCGGCGCGCCCCTTCGAGCACAGGCACATCGTCGAACCACAGAATGCCGCCGATGGCCATCAAGGGTTCGAGCGCGCGGCAGGTCGCCGTGATGTCGTGGTACTGATCGCAATCGATGTGCGCGAACGCGACCGGCGCGGGCGGTAATTTATCGGTATGCGGGAAGACGCACTGAATGAGATGAGGATACTCACCTAAGGCCGCGCGCACTTCGTGATAGTCCGCCACATGCGCGCCCTTTGGGATGGTGTCACCTCGCGCGGGATCGCAGGACGCCATGCCGGCGAAGGTGTCGTAGAGCCAGAGTTCTCTGTGTTGGACCCTAGCGACATCGGCCAAGTGATAGGCCGAGCCGCCCTTGAATACGCCGACTTCGACGAAGCAGCCGGGAGGCGACGACTTGGCTTTCTCGCACAGAGTATGGATTTCCTCGGGCGAGAGAAATGAAAACGGCGGCTGATACGGGCCGTCGTGAGCGGCGGCGAGGGCGGCGGCGAAGGGGTTATGCGACATTGGATTTTATAGGCTGTGAATATGGGACGCTGTAGATTCCTAGGCCACTATTGCGAAGCGAGTGTGTGGCGAACTCGCCCACAGCAATCATGACGATCCCTGCGCCTGGTGCTTTG